GCGACCTCATCGAAGGAGAGGCTGCGTTTAGGGATGGCGTAGGCGGCGATGGCGACCATAACACCTTCCACCAAATACTTAATGGTTCTCTTGACGAGTTCGCCTAAATCAAAAACACCGGACATTTGGATGATTTATTATAAATACTGATAAGAAATTAATATTGGCGTTGGCGATGAATGAAATGAAATATTCACGAAATAAATGCGTTAAAACACTTAAACAACTATGTTATACTATATTATAATTCCAGAACTCGTTATTGAAAACATGGCCTCGCATCCCCCATCTGGTGTTGAATTGAAACACACTAAAACTGGTGACGTAAATCCGAAATACATCGACCTTTTAGAGGAAGATAAACCTATCGCTGGACAGAAATTCGCGTGCCTTTCTTTCGTCTCACCAGAACACATTTTGAAGCAGAAAGACCATTTCTTTTTCCAGAAGTTTCTTCATTATTGGGACTACCAGAAGTCAATGGAGAAGTTTATCCAATTCCTTAATTTCGTTTCATTCAAATACCATGTCAGTTTTGACAAGATGTCGGCTGATTTTCAGGAATTTGCTAAAGAAGAGAAGGACATCCTTCAGAAAACGAATATCTACGATGAATACAAGACTTTTCTGGACAAGCATGAGGATGACCTTGAAGCCGAGTTCAACGAAAAGCATAACTTTCAGACATCGGTGCGTGGATTGAAGGTGCGCGGAGTATTTGGTTCTCAGAAGGAGGCCGAGTTGCGTTGTCAGATGTTGCGCGAGGTGGATCCAAACCATGACGTCTTCGTTGGACCGGTTGGAATGTGGGTGCCGTTTCACCCTGACGCATATAAGACAGGACGTGTCGAATACATGGAGGAGACCTTGAACCAGTTGATGGCGGAGAAGAAGAAGAATGAGGAGCAGGCGAAGACCGAGTTTGATAAGCGTGTGAAGGAGACAAAGGCGAAGGCGATTCAGGAGAATATCAAGCTGGCGAAGGAGAGTGGCAACAAACTCACGCAGATGTTGGCGAAGGATGGCGAGACGTTAGTGGATGCGAAGCCGAAGGACTTGGATGGTAGCAGCGGAGCGAGTGCGAGCAGCGGGGCGACTGCGAGTGAGAGTGTCGGTGGCGGTATCTGGAATGACAACGATGAAACGTCATCTCTTTCGATGACTGTCGAGGAGATGCGTAAAGAGCTTTTCGAGAGTGATGATGTTGTCATGGATAAGAAAAATGACCATGGATTGTCGCGCTTGTCATCGGTGAAGGAGGCGGATGCGGAGAATTAGTATTTGAATTATTTCGAATGAAAATAATGGTGATTATTACTACTGGAACAACGCAGTAATAATAATATATGCTAAATGATGCTATCTACCATTTCTTGGTGAATGTAACGTTGGCATTCCAACCACTAGACTGGCTGTAGCCACCACCAAAACTAAGAGATGAATTCTTTGCTTGAGGAGATGAGGCAGAAAAATCGGTGGAAGATGCGGTCTTCGGATGTGTAAATTGGAGAGTTCTCATGGAAGAATGAGTGAGTGAATTATATTATAGGATAATATTATTTATTATAATTCCGAAGATAAAATGATTGTTTATTATTACTAGTCGTGTGAATTCGTTGCTTAGACGGACTGCGCGACACAGTAATAATAATCTTTGAAGACTGTTTTGTCTTTGACACTGCGGCTCATTTTGGCGGCGGAGAAACCTTCCGCGACAGCGGCTTTCGCAATCGTATCCCATGTCTTCAAGACTTGGTTTGAATTGACAAGGCGTTTCTCGACTTTCTTACCGGTGGTTGAAATTTGGACACTAATCACTGGGTTGGCCTGTCCTTGAATAACTGCCTGTGTCATCGTGTAATAACTCTCTTTTAGAGCGAGACCGTAATAGCCTTCATTGGAAGTTTGATTTTCAGCCCAAATCGTCGCCTTCAGTGCGTTCGGACACGCATTCAGATAGGTCTTCAGGTTCTTCAAATCGGTTTCACTGGGTGTCTGTCCCACGGAGATTTTCCATTGCTGATACTCTTTCAGAAGTGTAGAATTCAGGATTTTGCCACGGTCGGAGAACTTACAGCACTCGAAAATAAAGGTTTCAACACTAAACTGTGCTGGATTTTCGGCTTCAGTTGCGATAACCTTCTTGTATTCCACCGTCTTCAACTTGATACCCTGATAGCCGTGAATACGTTCGATACGCTTGGGTTTGAATTTTACGTCCATATAATGTTTCAATGCGTGGAAGGTTTCTTTCGCTGGTTTCGTATGCGACCAAAGACGGAATCGTCCTTCAAGATTTACGGATTCTTCTTCCACATCGGGACGCACGATACAGCATGTCGCGACGAACTCGTCGAACTTTTTCGTCATTTCATTCTCAGGAAGAAGAATGTGCTGGGTGAAGGGAGATTCATTTTCGGTCGCGACGACTTGAAGTGCTTGGGATTGTTGCGCGGTCTTCTCTTTGAGTTCATTATTGGCGAGTGTGAGGTCGCGGATGGTCTTGTTCTTTTGTTCGAGGTCGTTGGCAAGCTTCGCATTTTCGGCTTCCAATTCTTCATTGCGTTGAAGCAGTTTGTTGAAATTTTCCACATTATACATTCTCGAGTGAATGATATCCTCGATATGTTTTGTCAAGCGGGCAATTGTGAAATTGGTGTTGTCATATGCGATGATTTCGGTCTTGTTTTTACCGCTGACTTCAATCGTGCGAAGTTGGCGCTTGATTTTCGGGTGTGCTTTAATGTGGTTCTCGATTTCGGTTCTATTTGCCACTCTGAATGCTGCGGCGAGGATGAAATTATCGTATTTCTTGTGATGGTGTGCGACGCGAGTAGCGAGGTCGTTGGTCTGTCCGAATTTGATGAGTTTTTCGTTGTCGGCGTTGGTGTTGTCGATGGTACCGAAATAAATGGTTTGAGTATTCAAAGGAAACTGAGTGATAAGCGTTTTCTCGACCGCGCGTTTCTTTTCTTGGGTCAGTGTGATGGTGGCTTGGTTGAGTTGTGCGTTTGTTTGTTCGAGTTGGGCGCGGAGTTCGCTGTTCTCAGTGTCAAGGATTTGGTGGAGTGTTTCTTCCATTTTCACGTAGTACTCGTGGATTTCACCGGCTTTCTTGGTCTGTGCTTTCAGGCAGAGAAGTTTGAAGCATCGGATGGTGAGTTTGATGGTCTGCTTGTTGTGGCCGCCATGTTTTTTGGGTTTGTCTTGATTGACGGATTGTTCTTCATCACTATCAGAACTTGAAGCAGTGATATTTTTATAATCAACATTAAGTTTGAAGTTGGCTTCAATCATTCTAATTGCGTTGAATTTTTGACTGAAATCCAACCATCTCCATACATCATCCAAATCAACAACAAAGTCGGTATTCTTATCAAAATTCAGATAACAATAAAAACTACTGACAAACAATTGCTGTTCGAATGTGCTGAAGTTTTCTTGAAGTTTTTCGAGGAGAAAATTGTTGTATTTTTGAGACAACCTTGTAATCGGATTTTTCTCGATGAGTTCAACAATGTTGATGGTCGCCGAAGAGGCAGCAGAGGCAGAAGAAGCGGAGGACATCGTTATGAGCGTATGTTATACTATGTATAGACGGATGTCTTTAAGTTGTTTTCAGATACACAAGCAAGATTATACAAGCAAGATTGTAATAGTAATTATTACATAAAATTGAACTGGACTGAAAACGAATATATTGACGATACATATTTACATCATGCCGGAATTCACACGCGATTTGGACGATTTGGTTTCTCATTTCAAGACACAGAAACATAATTTGAGACTACATTTAGAGAAGAACTACCGAGATAATATCCATTATATCAAATCACCACTTAAAGTGGTAGACGCTACGAAAAAACAAAATGGAGGGCAAAATCGCATCGTCTACATGCTTACGGAAGAAGCATTTGAACTCTTCAAGAACTCATTTAATTTCAGAAACAAATACATTGTGACCGCGGCAGAAAACACAGAAGTTGTCAGATTTTCGATGTGCATCGAGGGGCAGACTATCGGGTTTATTGAAAACACGTATCGAGGCTTACGCGCTATGTCGCGTCAGTTTCAGATTGGACCGTATAGGGCTGACTTGTGCTTTACGGACGATTTGATTGTCGTGGAATGCGATGAATACGGACATCACGACAGACATGCTGCGGATGAGACGGCGAGAGAAGAGTTCATCAAGAATCAAGGTTACGCAATGATTCGCTATAATCCGAACGAAGCAGGGTTTGACTTGTCGGATGTGTTGAATCGGATAAATAGGAGGTTGTTTTAAGCGGATGCGATGCGTTGCTTTTATAAATCAAAAGCGGAATTTATGAAAGCGATGGTTGGAATACTGTCGCTTTTATAAATAAAAAGCAAAATTATAAAAGCGACTGATGAAATGACCGTCGCTTTTATAAAACAAAAGCAAGATTTTGGATTAAAATACTAATTTCGCCATCTTACTCCTCCAAAAAGAAGAGCAACTTTCCCTCACCACTTACTCTTCTTCACATTTATCTTCGGACCCTTGCTATTTTTCGCAGCATTTGGGTCATACGACTGCTCGCCTTCGTCGTCTGAACCGAGATTCTTCGATATTTCCCAGAACTCCTTACTGCCGAGCTTGAATGGCCCGTGCTGTTGTGCCTTATACCAGAAGATTTGGTCTTGTAATTTATTGGATTTCGCGTTATTATTGATGACCAAACACTCATAATTCTCGGTGCACTGGTCCATGACCTGACAAAAGCTCTCAAAAGTGGGGAACATACCCGCATAATTGTCGTAGATTCGCCTACGATTCGCAATATATGGCTCGCGGAGGATAAAAACGTAGTCGATATTCGTGCGGAGATTTGGAGGGATACCCAATGGATATTGCATTGTGATGACTAGCATGATCTTCCAATGACGTCCGTTCATAAAGAGGAGGCGCATCATCACGTCCTTCGTCCATTTGTTATCATACAAACAATCATCCAATACAACGAACGTCCTTGGGTCAATGGATGACTTCTTATACGTATCCATTTCCTTTTTCACCTGTTTTAGGACTGCTTTTTGGCGCTTGAGAATGTTCTCGATGATGGCGGTATTATACGCATCATGGATGAATAGTTTGGGGACATGGGCTGCGAAGAAACCGTTGCCGGCCTCTGTGCCTGAGATGACGGTTCCGATGGGAATATCCTGATGGTGAAACATCAAGTCCTGAACGAGGAAACTTTTACCGGTATCACGGCGCCCGATGAGAACGATAACGGGTCCTTTATTTTCATCGGGGCGAAAGCTGATGGCCTTCATGTCGAATTTTGCGAGCTCTAAATTCATGGCGAACCTGGTGATACTAATGATAGATATTTTATTGCGACGGATTATACGAAGCCCG